TTAAATCGCTTTATGGAATGATTGCTCAAGGCGTTCACAACACACAAGTTAATGGCTCCAAACTAGTAATAACTAAGAGCGATGACAGCACAACACTAGGCGAGCGCACTATAACAACTGATGCAACCGCATTACCGATCACGGGGCTAGATAGTGACTAATGGTGGCTTTCAGAATCATCTACACTTTTTGTATGGCTTACCTGGCGGTATTCTTACTAAGCGAGACACCTCCGATATTTTGGATCGGTGGCGTAAGTATCAAAAACAGGAGCAGCAGCTTGAAGAGGAATTGGCTGCTAAGCTACTACAAAAACAACAAACTAACATTGAAATACCAACCACTATAAAAGAGGATAAACTTGAAGATGTATTAAAAGCAAAATTACATAGCAAGCCGCAATCTGGAGAGCTTGTTGGCGCAGATCGTGTAAAACGTGTTAAGCTGTTATTATTATTACTAGAATTAGATGATGAAATATAAATTGTATCAGTTTTGTTACACACAAAATAAAGTTGTTCCGGTGGAAGATGTTGTAAGAGAAAGGTATGCCAGAGACTTGTTTATACAAGATGAAATGGAGCCTACTCGCAATCCCTTAAATCCTAAAGAAATATACACAAGTAAATCAAAATTAAGGGCGGCTTATCGAGCTGCTGGAGTTGTAGAAGTAGGAGATGCTTACGAGCGTGGATATGTGCCCGACAGGGAGTCAGGTGCTACCGAACGCAAGTTAGTTGCTAAACTAAAAGAACAAATGATTGATAGGTATAGAAATGGTTAATGACACGGAAAGTACAGAGATCGTAGCAGAAAGAAATGAAGCTCCTATAAGCATTAGGGATCGTTTGCAACAGGAACTATCTGAGGAACTCACAGAGGATAGCACCGCAGACGCAGATAGTGTAGAGAGTGACGAATCCAACGACAGCTCCACTGAGGAACCCCAAGATACAACAGAAGAAGTTACGCCTAAACATGTTTTTGCCCCTCCAGCAGATATGAACGCTCTTGAAAAAGAAGCATTTTTGTCTCCTTCAGCCGAAAATACACACGTTATTCAAAACTATTTGAATCGTAGAGCTTATGAAACTCGAACGCAATACGATAAAAAGATGCAAGAGGTAAATCAGCTTAAATCGCAGCTAGGCTCTCTGTATGAGTCTGTTCAGCAGTATGAAAATGATTACGCTAAAGACGGAATCTCTATTGCAGACATAACAAAAAGGTCGATTGCATGGGATAAAGCTATGCAAAATAACCCTGTATCTGCCGCTAGGGAATGGCTAGAAAGCTACGGTTTAACTGTAGATGACCTATTAGAAGGTCAAATGCAGTATGAGCAACAAGGGCAACAACCACAACAAACACAACAATCACAGTATCTTACACGAGAAGAAGCCGAAAAGATTGCCGAGGAGCGTTTTCAATCTGCACAAGAAGACCAACAAAAAAAGGCACTTGAATACTATAACCAACAGGTTGTAAACTCATTTACAGCAGCCAAACCATTATTCAAAGACCCTGAAACGGCAGCCCAACTCGAAGCAGAGATGGCCCCTGTAGTTCAGGCTCTTACAAGTACAGGTAGGTACAGCTCCGCAGAGGAGATCCTTGAAACCGCCTATAACTATGTGGTGAATGGCAATCCGACTTTCTCCAGCCTAAATAGTCGTATGGCTGCTCAGTCGGCAATGGAAAAAGAAGCGGCAAAGGTTCAAAAAGCCAAAGCTGCAAGTAAATCAGTCACTGGCTCCGCAGGTAGTGGAACTCCCAGAATAGCAAGTAAAGATATTCGGGATAATCTACGCCGTCGAATGGTCGGAGAGTAACAGTAGGTTATCCCATAATTAGGGATAACAAATGGCAAACTTAGAAGAAGCAATTGTTGCGACCTTGTTTGACCAGTCTGATTCCATAGCTGATGAGGTTCTTCACCACAATCCGCTATTGGCAACACTGGACGATCAAGGTCTTGTTCGCAAAGTTTCTGGAGGCTATGAGCTTCGGAAACCTATTATGTATAACGATGCTGCCGTAGGTGGATTCTACCAAGGGTATGACTCGTTTGACCTCTCAGCAATCGACGATGCTACTGCATTTCGATTCGCTATTAAGCAAGTATATGAGCCAGTGGCTATCAGCGGTCGTGAAAAGCGAGCTAACCGTGATGATGCACAGCTTCTTGACCTTGCTGAAATGAAGATGAAAGCAGCTATTTCTCGATTGAAGAATACTGTCGGAACTTCACTCCGAGGCGATGGAACTGGATCTGGTGGACTTGAGTTTGATGGTATTAAGAAAGCAATTTCTACTTCTCCATCTTCAGGTACATACGGAACAATAGATCGTTCAACGAACGTATTTGCTAGAAACTTGGCTGTAAACGTAACTCTTAGCGCAACTAACGTGCAAGAGACGGTTACAGATACAATTTCGCAGATTGTTCGAGGCGATGAGCAGGTTGATCTTGGACTGTGTGACAGAACTGCTTGGAAGTTTCTACACAGCTCCCTTACAGCTATTCAGCGAATCCAAGCTCCTACGAAGAAGGCTATCGGAGGTTTCCGTGCGCTTGCTTACGACGGAGTAGATTTTGTGTTTGATGGCGGTTATGGGTCAGCGGTTCTTGAAACCAATTCTTGCCGATTGCTCAATACTAAGTATTGGTCTTTCGACATGATTCGAGGAGCTGATTTCAAGCCTTTACAACCACAGATGGATCGTCCTATCGACCAAGATGCTTTCTTCACGGTAATTATCGTGGAAGGTAACTTGTGTTGTGCGGCTCCTGCTCTACAAGCTGTAATTTACGCATAGGAGGGTAAGGATATGTCAAGTCAAGGATTTGGAGTTAATCCAGGAAAAACATACACAACAACTGATTTGCCTCTTCCAATAGGGGTTGGATCGGTTGGAAAAACACCTGACGGCACTTGGATGTTTGTTCAAGCGGATGGAGCTATTGATCAGTACGCTGCTGTTAAAATCAGCGATGATGGTCAAGCTGCTATGCTGACAACTACCAATGCTGGAAGTAACAATTTGCAGGTTGGTATTGCTCAAGTAGCTGCCGCTGACAATGAATACCTATATGTGTTTATTGGTGGTGTTGGTGGTGGTGGAGTAGGAAGCGGAATCAAGGTTAAAGCCGCTGCTTCTTACGCTGCTGATGCTAACTTACAAACAACGGCTACTGCTGGTGTTGTTGATGATGCTTCTACTACGTTAATTAAAAACGTAGTGGGACTTACAACGCTAACAGGCGCTGGAACAGTAGAGGTTAAATCTACTGGGCATTTGTCGGTTAACTAATCGACACACAGGGGAGGGGCAACCCTCCCCTACTTTATTTTGGGAGATAATAAAGATGATAGATTACGCAAGGTTAATTGAGGATAGAAACAGCGGTAGAAATCCTCTTCACAGAGCAAATGTGCGTTTTACGATAGAATATAGAGAGAATCCGTTAAAAACCGCAGCCGAAGGCATCCCAGTATATGATGAGGTTGAAACCATCTGGGTAAAGTTTGGCGCAATGGATGAGACCGTTCGAGCGGTAGAAAAGTCAGATAGGGAAGGTATTTTCAAAGAGCAATATCAAGCTTGGAAAGCCGGCGTAGAATTAGGTCTTAAAGGTACTCCCATCGACGAGTGGAGCGCTATTCCAGGGTCAGCGGCTAGAGAGTTCAAACATGTTGGCTTTCATACGATTGAGCAGCTAGCGGAAGCTCCCGATGTTGCAAAGCAGAAGCTTGGAACGCTAGGTAGATTCTGCGATGTAGCAAAGCGTTGGGTAGAAAACTCACAGAGCGATCAATCCCGAGTGGTTGCTTTAGAACAAGCCGTAGAGTCGGAAAGAAAGCGAAGCAAATCCCTCGAGGAGAAGCTAGAAGTTTTAATAGCAAGAATAAATGCTACAGAAGGTACAGATCTCAAATTAGATGTAGCGGAGAGAGATCCGGATAGTGATATACTAGCGGTAAAACGGAAACGACGTAGAAAGGTGGAATGAC